CATCTTGAAAATAAGGATAATGCTTTTAACTCATATAAACCTTGAACAATATTATTTTCTTTCTCTAAATCATTACCATTTGCATCTAATTCGCCATTTTCCTTTTCATATTTTAATACATTAATAACATTTTCTTCACCATAATTATTAGGATCTTGATCGGATGCATTATTATATGATGTATGGAATGTAGAATGTTGCGATGCGAATTCGCCTTCACAGCTAAAAATAAGTGAATAATTTCCATTAATACTACAAAATTTAATATCAACATGTTCTGCAATAATACTCATATTTTTTATTAAACTATGGAAATCATTTGAAGGCATCATTATTACAAAATCAAATTTTTGTTTACCGATCATGATATTTTCTTCTTTTAAATCCAAAAGATTTAAATAATAATCAGATACACGTTTTTTTGCCTTATTTACATATCTTAAATTTAATTGATTCATACTTCTTTTATTAAAAATCATATAAAGATCATCATCATTATTTAAAAATTTAATTAATTTAAAAAGATTAGACATATTTACACCTAAAACGATGTACTTTTTATTTTCATCTTGAACAGGATCGCATTTAAAATGACCAAATTTATCTGCTTCTAGATGTAATCTAACTAAAATATTAGAATTGGAATTTAAAGCTGTAATATACATCCCACCTTTTGTTTTTATAACTCCATTTTCATCTTTTTCCTCAGTTCTGGGAACAAATTTAATACTAACATCTCTAAAAATTTCTTTAAGTGCTTCTATTAGAGACTTAATTGCCGGAATTTTTCTAGTATAAATATATAGAATTTCATCTTCTTTTATGTTTGCTGAAATATTATTAACAAAATCTGTCATATTTAATTATAATAATGATAGTTATATATTTAAACTTTAAGTTAAATATATAATTTCTCAATTTTTTTTGTTTAGTAATAAATATAATTACTAATGTCAGGAAAATATTACATGTTAGTTAATCCTTATATTGAAGGAAATACCTCAACGGTTTTTAAAGCTGATAATTCACTTAAAGCTGCTAAAATGGCGTATGAAAATTTTTCAGAATATTTTAATAATTCTGTCCATAACTTTAAATTCACTTTGTTAAAATTAAAATCTGAATCAGTTAATACAAAAAAAGATAAAATCAATCATTTTAATCTTGAACAATATGGCGGTGCTGAATCAAATAGTAAGAAATTTAATGCTAGCAATTTCTCCCATTTTACTGTTAATGAAAAAATTAACAAAAATAAATCTGTCAATTATGAAATTAAACAATATACTGGTAAGATTGGTAATTTAGAACATTTAATTACTAATGTTCAAAAAATTCAACACAAATTTGCAAAAGCTAAACAAAATGCTAAACAAAATTCTAAACAAAATAATTCTCAAAAATTAATTTCTACAGAATCAAGTTCAGATCAATCAGGATCTGGATCTGGATCTGGATCTGGATCAAGTTCAGAATCTGAATCTTCAAATAGTTCATCATCACAAAAAGGGGGAGCTGATTACAATGATGACGATCAAACATCTTCGTCATACCAACTCGGTGGCAATGGTGTTGGAGCTGAATCTGATGAAGATCAAACTTCTTCATCATACCAAATTGGCGGCAATGATGATGGAGCTAGTGCCGAAACTGAAGAAGATCAAACATCATCGTCATACCAAATAGGAGGAGCAACTTCAAATGACGAAGACAATACATCTTCATCGTACCAAATTGGTGGTAAAAAATCAAAATCAAAATACGATGACGATGACGATGACGATAGTCCGGATTATTATGTTAAAAATTATTATTATGATCCAATTTCATATTGGTATTATTATCCATCAGTATATTCATTAGATCGTCTATACCTTCCAACTTTTATATCTCCACTAAGTTTCCCATATGTATTAGATTTTGCACCATCTATTAGTTATAATTCATCGACAGTTGGAACAGGAAATGCTACCGTAAACGTTGGTTTATAAGATAAATTTTTAATCCTAAAATCTTATCCTAAAATCTTATCCTAAAATCTTATCCTAAATTAGATTTATAATAAATATAAATTTATTATAAATTTAAATTATTTAATCCAATATATTAAATCTAAAATATTATATTTAACATTTTTTATTAGGATTAAGCTGATATTTTTTACTACTATGATCTTCCACATTTTGACCAACACAAGATTCATTTAATGGTGTAATTTGTGATTTTTTTATTTCAGTATTTTCAATTGATAATCCCCAATAACCATCACTCAATGGTTTATCAAATGTATATGTAGATAGATCAAAGTAAAATTTATTTTTAGAATTTGATTTACATCTAATATTTTCCATACGTTTAATATCATTATTAATGAAATCTTGAGCATCATTTTGTAATATTTTTCTATATGAATGTGAGTCTGGTAATTTTAATGATTTTCTTATTTGATCATTTTGTATTCTGGATGATACATAATTATTAAATAATCTATCACCATTCATTAAAGCAGGGCAATCACAACATTCACCAAATTTATTGTTAAGATTATATTGGCTAGAATTATTTTTACTCATATTATATATTAATGTAATATATTTTTTCAAATTACATCATTTTTATTTATTTTGATAAAGCCAAAATATCATCAATTAGTATATTTTTTTTCTTTGCTTTTCCTAATTTAGATAATGGTATATTATAAATTTTTGCTACACTTTTTAAATAATCTAACGGTTTTAATTTTAAATCCTTTTCTGTAAATATTGATATCGTTGATATTATATTTTTTTTATCTTGATTATTTTTATTTAGATTTTTTTTATCTTGATTATTTTTATTTTGATTATTTTTATTTTGATTATTTGATCTGGAATTTGATACTGATTCTATTAAATCTGTTATAGATACCGAACATTCATCTGATTTATCATCAGAATTATCTAATAATTCATTTATATTAATCACTATTGGTATTTTATTTGATTTTTGATTTAAATTATCTGTATCATTTTTAATAATCATTTTTAAGGTATCTGATTTTTCTTCATCAACCTTATTATTAACAATCTTATTATTTATTTCAATTTTTTCTAATTGTTCATCTAATTCTTGATTTAGTTCTTGATTTAGTTCTTGATTTAGTTCTTGATTTAGTTCTTGATTTAGTTCTTGATTTAGTTCTTGATTTAGTTCTTGATTTAGTTCTTGATTTAGTTCTTCATCTGATTCTTTATTTAATTCTTCATCTGATTCTTCATCTGATTCTTCATTTAATTCTTCATTTAATTCTTCATTTGATTCTTCATTTGATTCTTCATTTAATTCTTCATTTAATTCTTCATTTAATTCTTCATCTGATTCTTCATTTAATTCTTCATTTAATTCTTCATCTGATTCTTCATTTAATTCTTCATTTAAATGTTCGAAATCAAAATTACATTCTGATATTGATTTATCATATAAATTATTGTCTATATCATTATTATTGGTACTATTTAAAATATTATTAAATTTTGTCATAATATCATTTAATATTTTATTATCAGAATCATTAATTAAATTATTAGTATTTGAATTATTAGTATTTGAATTATTAGTATTTGACTTACCTATACTTGATTTATCTGTACTTGACTTATCTGTACTTGACTTATCTGTACTTGACTTATCTGTACTTGACTTATCGGTAATTGATATTTCCAAATAATTTGGTGTAGATTTATTTATTTTATCTTTGTTTGAAGTATTATTAACCATATTAATTAAATTATTAAACAAATTATCATCACCTGATTCACTAACATTAAAATCAAAATTAGTTTCATTTAAATTAATTTGATTATTTGGATTAATTTGATTATTTGGATTAATTTGATTAGTTTGATTAATTTGATTAATTTGATTAATTTGATTAATTTGATTAATTTGATTATTTGGATTAATTTGATTAATTTGATTATTTGGATTAATTTGATTAATTTGATTATCTGTATTTTGTTCAAATAATTGGTTTATAACATCTTTTAGACCTATTTGTATAGTAGTTTTGCTTGTATTATCATTATTTATTATATTTAAATTAATTTGATTCTGACCTTTAATATCTTCCGTTAAATCATTTATATTTGATTCAGAATTTGATTCTACATCAGTTTCAGAATTATTATTTTCCGAATCATCTGAATCATCTAATTCGGAAAATTTATTTTTTTGTGAACCATTTTTTTGTGAACCATTTTTTTGTGAACCATTTTTTTGTGAACCATTTTTTTGTGAACCATTTTTTTGCGAACCATTTTTTGATAAATATCTTGATTTTTTATTTGTTACATTAGTATCAATGATATCCGATTCAGATGAATTATATTCATATGATTCTAAATCATTAGTATTATTTTTCATATAAATATTATTAATATGTTGATTTTGTTGGTTTAATTGATTTTGTTGGTTTAATTGATTTTGTTTATTTGATTGATTTTGTTGATTTTGTTGGTTTAATTGATTTTGTTGGTTTGATTGATTTGATTGATTTTGTTGGTTTGATTGATTTTGTTGGTTTGATTGATTTTGTTGATTTGATTGATTTTGTTTATTTGATTGTGAATTATCAAATTTTTCAACAATATTATTTTGATTATCAGAATGATATTTAATTAAATTTATTTTTTTTTTTGCAGAGCTTTTAATTGATTTGACTTTTTTTTTTGAATTAACCTTAGTATTTAGATCTGCAACAATATCACTGAGAATCTCAACTTGTTGTGTTAATTGCATATGCTTATGAATAAAATATAATATAATCACTAAAATTGCAAAAGTTAAAATTTTTGATAACATTTATTTAATAATTAGATATTAGTAAAAATTATTTTTTTTTAAACTTAAAAAAGTTTTAAAAAAAAAATATTATAATATAGTATATCGAACATAATGTTATCAACCAAGAATACTAACAGAAAGGCATTGGTAAATGACCTTGTTAAAAACGCATGTATCATGACCGTGGTCCATGTGCTCACAAATACTCGTTCAGGCAAAAAACTCTTCGATGAAGAATCCCTATATGGCATTCTTTTCACTCTCTTAGCTTTCGTTTTTTACCACGTTGTTTTTGTTAACTTCGTTCCTCCCGTTTAAATCATTAAATCATTAAATCATTTAGATTTTTTTATTTGATGAAAAACAATCTAAAAATAGCTATTTTTATATGGTCTAATATTTGTTATAATATAAAATTATATAATAACAAAGAAAAAAAAGAAACATCGTAAATACCTAAATTAACGACCCATCATACGCAACAACCGCGCAGTTGAATCAGGCATTTGCGTGCCATTTCCCTCCTTTTGCTTAAAATAGCTCGTAAGCAAATCGTCACCATAAGAGGCGACAAGCTCAGTATCAGCTTGTGTAAACGTGCGAGGCGCCGTCGTCTCTGGAACCTTCCATGGCTCAGGGCCACCGTCCATCAGCCAAGTTTGAAGAGTAGTCCAATCCTTGGTAGATAGACGAGACTCAAAGTTGTCAAATGCAAACATCCCAGCAGAAAGCTTGCCAGCGTCCAGTAATGCCAATGCTGCCAAAACTCCTTGGTCTTGGCCAGCTCAGCAAGTGATGTCGTCATCTTGATCTGTTTATATGTATATTATAAATGGAGTTCGCATTTAATTTTTTTTTCAATTTTTTTAATATGTAAGTTCAAAAAATTAAGATCAAATACTTGCATTATATCTTTGGTTCATCAGTAAAATACTAATTCTTGATTTGATATTCAAAAATACAAAAATAAAATCAAAAACTTTGAAGAAATGCACAATTAATGGTGAAAAAAACTCTTTGATGAAAATTCTCCATCAAAAAATTTATTTACTTAATAAAATTTGATAGGGAATTTTGTAGAAATATTATTAATATCAATATATTAAAAGAGTAATTTTTTTAGTGTTTTGATAAGTATTTACAATTTAAATAATATAAAAAAATTGTAAATACTAATAAAATATATTATGTTATATTTTATTTTATTTTTTGTATTAATAATTGTATTTATTTTAAAAAAATTTGCTTCTTATTTAAATATAAAAGAAATTTTTAATCATTCTTATATCTATAATTTATCATGGGAAGATGGATTAGTGGACAGAAATATATTAAAATTAACAAATAATGATATTATGTTATGCATAACAACTGGTGGTGATAATATTTTAAATTATTTAATAGATGATGTAAAAATAATTCATACAGTTGATGTGAATAAATATCAGAATTATTTATTGGAATTAAAGATGAGCATGATAAAAGTATTAACATTAGAAGATTTTTATAAAGTGTTTAATTCAAGAGATAAAAATAGTGACGGATATAAAATATTTCTAGATAATTTAGATAAATTAAAAGAAAATATGTCAGATGATTGTAAGGAGTGGATTGAAAATAATAAAATTGATTTTTCACATTTTATTGAATCAGGATCAGTTAAATTTTTAGTAAAATTAATGAAAGCATTGGTATGGTTTTATGGATTAAATAATTTATTTGAATGTAATTCAATAGAAGAACAAATAAAATTTTATGAAAAAAATAATGTTGAAAAAATATTTCAAAATATACATAATATATTATGGTATCCAACTATATTATCATATATTTGTCCAATTATCGGAGTTCCAAAAAAACAGTTAGATCTATTAGAAAAAAATGATGCTTATGTATTTAATTTATTAAAATATTTAGTTTTCAATATTGAATTAAAAAAAAATTATTTTTTTTATCCATATATTGGAGGTAAATTTAGTGAAGATTGTTGTCCAGATTATTTAAAAGAAAAAAATTATTTGAAAGTCAGAGAAAGATTAAATAGAATAATTATTCATACTGATTATGTACAAAATGTATGTAAAAAAGTATCAAAAAATGGTGATGATATAACAAAAGTTATTCTTTTAGATCATATGGATTGGTTAGATGAAAATGAAATAATAAATGAATGGGATATATATAAAAAATATTGTAATAAAGATTGCACATATTTATGGAGAAGTGCATCAAAAAAAAAATATATTGGATGTTTAAATGAATTAAATTATTTAGAACATTATATATTGGATCATTCAAGTAATACTTTAAAGAATGATATTATGGCAGATAGAATTGGTATGTATTATTCTACATATATTGCAAAAATACCTGATAATGTTATTATGATAAAGTCAATTACACCTAATTATCATATTAGTTTTGCTAATAAATTATATATATTTTATCAAATGATGATTGCTCCATTTAAAAGCAAAATAAATATTAAAAATCATGAAGATGAATTAAATCAATTTTATGAAAATCAAGCAACATTATATGATGCATATAGACAAAATATGTTACATGGAAAAAAACATTTAGTACCTATGATTCCTTTTAAAGAATATGATAATCTATTGATTCTAGCAGGTGGTACTGGTGATATTATAGATCATATGCCATATATAAATAAACTAAAACGAGTAGTAATAGTTGATTTATGTGAAAAACTATTAAATGTAGCAAAAAAAAGAAATAATTTAGAAAATATTAAAATTATACATCATGATGCTACTACATACAAATCAAAAAAAAAATTCGATAAAATAATAATAACATATTCTCTAACAATGATTCCTGATTGGAAAAAAACAATTGATGTAATTAAAAATAATTTAAAAGATGGAGGTTATGTTGGTGTAGCAGATTTTACAACAAAAAGTAACAATATATTTGAAATATTAAATGGTTATCTTTTTAAAAATATGTTCAAGACAGATGGAGTAATATTAAATGAAAAACATATAAGTATATTAGATAAAGAATTTAATAGAGTTAACTGTTATATTGATTATGGTGGATTTCCATTTATTCCATTTATAAAATGTCCTTATTATTATGGATTATGGAAAAAAGTATAATGATCATTTATTTTTAAGCCAATCCCGTTAACAATTTCTCTCTGATATAATCTTCATTAATTGTATCTGGAGGTAAGATTTTTCTTGCTAAATCAAACTCCTTAACCCGAACAGGATATCCTTTTGTTAAACTTGGGCAAACAGGACATTCTTTTTCAACTTTACATTTATACATATGATGTCCAATTGGTGGTCTCCATTTATCGGTATTAAGTAATACATAATCATTATCCCATTTATTATTAAAAGTTGAATCATTTGCTCCTAATTTTTCATGTTGTTTAGGAGTATACATAGAATATTTCATATCATTATTTATCATATTCTGGATAAAACCATTTTCATCAATATACTTAGCGGAACCTGACATTGATTTCATATATTTAGACATTGTTGCTGAAATTTCTCTTGATTGAGTTTTTGATAATTTCTCCATATCAGTTAGTTTAGTATGTTTATTTGTTAATTCAGATCTTCTAACTTTTAAACCCATTATTAATTCATTTAGAACATTAAATGATTTTGGATTAATATATCCATATACTGAATTTAAATCTTTCTGCATAAATTGTATTAACATTTCAAAATATTCATTTGATCTTGCATTCATTTGTAAACGTTTTTGTGTTTCTTCTATCTCTCTCTTCTTTTTATCATCACCAGATGCAATTAATCTCATTTCATTTAATGTTTTCTTTAAAAATTCATATGTAAAAGGAAAACTAATTATATCTGGATTGGCTTTAGTTGAATTTAATTTTGTATTGGTAGTCGATGGTATTTTATCATTGGGTTTAGTTATTAATTTAGTATTTGGACTAGCAATTGATGTACTTGAATTAGAACTTGCTTTATTTATTTGAGTTTGATGTTCAATTGTTTTATTTTTTCTAGCAAATTTTTTTAATTTTTGTAGAAGTTCAAATTGTTCATTAGTTGGATTAGTTAGATTAGTTGGATTAGTTTGATTAGTTGGATTTTTTTGATTAATTGAATTAGTTGGATTTTTTTGATTAATTGAATTAGTTGGATTTTTTTGATTAATTGAATTAGTTGGATTTGTTGGAATAGTACATTTAGTTGGTGTTATTTTTGGAATTGGACAAAAATTACTAGCCATAGTTTTTTCCAAACATACGCATAAAACAACAGTAATTACTGATATCAAAATAGTATCAAAATTGCTCAAACTATTATTAGGCAGTACCTTTATAATAGAAAATATAAGAATTCCAAACAATGGGTATAATAATATTTTTTTTGAAATATTAGGAATCATTTAATTATATTAAATAATTGCGAAATTTATTTGTAATAAGAATAATTATTAATTTGACTTAATTATGTATATTCTTTTTTGTAATTAATATAGATAATATAATTAAAAGCAATAGAATGGTTATCCCATATAATGATATTATTGTTATAAAGTAATTATATGTCTTTTGATAAATATCTTGAATTAATGGATCTATAATATGTTGATTTAATTTTTTTTTTAAATCTGGTTTATTTAATCCATCCACAAATTTATCCAATAATTGGTTATAAATTTTATCCATGGTATCTTATAATATAATTCAGGTAATTATAAATTTTTTCCAAACAATTTATCTTACTATTATTTTCGCAAAAAATATATATTAGTTTTATATAATAATATGTTTAATATTTCAAGACAAACATTATGGTTTATAGTAATATTAACTACACTAATTACCATATATTACATATTCTTTATTGATGATTATAATATTCACCACGAATATTCATCAAAACGTAAATATAAATATAATTTGAATAATGATAGACTAAATTATTTAAATGATATCGATGATACTAATATTGATACTGAAGAAACATCAGTACCAAGTAGAAAAAAAATTAATAAAAAACATTCAAAGTCTAAACGTATTCATATTTCACCAAAAATACATCGTGATGCCCAATTAGAATCAATAAAATCCATGACTAAAATATTAAAAAATCGTATAAATAAAACTAGATTAAATGTAGTTGAAAAAATGCAAGTTTCTGATTCTATTTCTACTCCCATATCCAAACCCATATCCAAACCCATATCCAAACCCATATCCAAACCTATATCCAAACCCATATCCAAACCTATATCCAAACCCATATCCAAACCTATATCCAAACCTATATCCAAACCTATATCCAAACCTATATCCAAACCCAAACCCAAACCTAAAATTCTAATTAAATTATTTTTTGCAGATTGGTGTCCTCATTGTACAGATTTAAAACCAATTTGGAATAGAATAAAATATAAATATTCAGATAAGATATTATTTAGGGAGGTTGATTGTACGAATACAAATCCAGAATTAGATTATGTTCAAGGATTACCTACAGTTGCATTATATGATTCAAATAATAAATATATTGATAATTATGAGAATAATGGAGATCCTGATAATTTTGAAGAATTTATTCAAAAATTATTAAAATAAATTCAAATTAAATTCAAATTAAATATATTAAATAAATATTATTTAATATATTATAATTTATGACTGACTCTGAAGAAATACCAAATATTGATAATATAGAATTAGAATTAATTCCATATAAAACCAATAATAAATCACATATTCAAAGATTTCATATTGTTAGAAAAAATGGTCATACTATTAAATATCGTATATGTAATGTTTATGCTCCTTTTGGTAGACAAACATCTGCTGATCATAAAACAAAAAATCAATTAGAACAACATAGATTAAATGTATGTTTTAGTAAATCACAAATTGAATCTAATTCAGATAAAGCATATATAGAACTAAAACGTCTAATTACTGAATTAGAATTATATTTTGGATCATTTGATGATTTTTCTGATTATAATTTATTATCAAACATCATAAATAGATCAGAACATGGAATAGTTATTAGATTTCATTTAAAAACTAACAAGAATAATACAATTACACCACTAATTCAAATAACATCTGATGAAATTAACGAAAATAAACAAACTAAATCGATAAAATCAACAGAACCAATACAATGGATAAGTTTTAATAAAAAAAAACAATTTAATTTTAATTTTCATCCAGATTCATTATGGATAAATCATAAAAATAAAACATATGGTATTAGTTTGATGATAGATAAAGTATTTCAATTAATCTAATTTTGATAATATATTAGATGTCAAATAAATTTATAATTTATCATTAGATAAATTTATAATTTATCATTAGATAAATTATAAAAAGTTTGTATAAAATAAATTAAATTACTCTAGTTCATTTTTGTTCTAGATGATTTTTTTGTTCTAGATGATTTTTTTTTAGGTTTAGATTCTTTAGATTCTTTAGATTCTTTAGATATTTTAGAAACTTTGGTTTTAGTTTCTTTAGATCCTTTTTTATCATTTAATTTTTCAGAAGATTCTCTTTCATTTTTTCTTTGTTCACGAGCTTTTATGACAAGTTCTTTTAATTTAGGCAAATGTTTAACAATTTTTTCAATATCAGCTGCATTTGCCATTTCTTTCAACTTAATTGCCCTTTGCATATTACTTAAATTGGGAAATTTATCTTTGATTTGTTGATATAATCCAGCTTTTATATATCTTGCATCATCTTCAGAATGTCCTAATTTTTTAATAAGTTCAATTACTTCTATATGAACATCTGAGGATGGTTTATTTTTTCTAGATACTGAACGAGAACCAGATGATCTTGAAGATTTTGTAGATCTTTTAGAATCTTTTGATCTTTTAGAACCTTTTGATCTTTTAGAACCTTTTGATCTTTTAGAACCTTTATTAGAACCTTTCTTACGACCACCATTTTGATCTACTAAAAGATTAGCAATTCCAAGTGAATCAGATGCAATTGAAGTAGTATTTAAATTATTTTCGTTATCATTTTTATTAATTTTTAATTGTCTAGAACCCTTTATGATTTGAATATTAGAATCAGATTTATTTTTTGAATTAGTTCCACCTACTTGATATTTTGATTGATTTGATTGATTTGATTGATTTGATTGATTTGATTGATTTGATTGATTCTCTCTGAGGAATGCAATAAAACTATTTGTAGATATTTGATCTGATTCATTTGATTTATCTGAATCAGTTAAATTATTTGATCTGACACTTGGTTTGACACTTGGTCTAACACTTGATCTATTATTAATAGCTATAGGTGAATCAGTAGAAATAGTTGTTAATTCTAAAATATTATTTTGTGATGAAATTTGTTTTTTTTTATGTGAATTAGATTGCTGGTTATGTATAAATGGTTTTAATAAATCACCTAAAATTTGTTGTATATTATTATCAGATGAAGTTGCAGATGAAGTTGAAGTTACTGAAAATTGTTGTCTTTGATTAGGTTTTAAATCAGATGAAGTTACTGAAAATTGTTGTACTTGATTAGGTTTTAAATCAGATGAAGTTACTGATAATTGTTGTACTTGATTAGGTTTTAAATCAGATGAAGTTACTGATAATTGTTGTACTTGATTAGGTTTTAAATCAGATGAAGTTACTGATAATTGTCTATTATCTTTTGAACTAGATCTAGATCTTGAACTAGATTTTCTTTCAGATTCAGTCATTCTAATAATAAGATCTTCTTCATTGGCCAATGATAGATCGACACCCATTCGATCTAGTTTTTTAGCAACATTTTGTTGTCCATTAATAATAGCTAAATGGATAGGAGTATTAAGTTGTTTATTTTGTCCATTAAGTAATATATTTTTAACTTCAGAATTATTAAGATTATTCTTTATATAAGAAAGAAGTAGATCAATTCCTATATGATCATTTTGTAAAATCATTTGATGGAGTAAATTATTATTATTATTATCTTTTTTTGTAATGGGAAATTTAAGTTCATACTCGAGTAATTGATGTATAAATTTTCTATCGGTCAGATAAAGAGTATGTAATTCATTTTCGAATTTTTGATTACGTGACATTTAAATATATATATATAAGAATAGATTTTTTATAAATTTTTAATAATATCTTGAAAAATTAAATATTATCTAGATATATAATATATTTATTTCTCATGACTAATGATAATAATCTTTTATTGATAATCCTAATCGGTATTGTTTTATTTTGGATATTTAATATTAATACAACTGAAAAATTTACAAATGATGATTCTATAATTAAGTATTCTAAAAATAAAAAATTTAAAAAAAATAGTTTTGAACATTATAGAGATGATCATCATGAAAATACATCAAAAAGACATAGAAATGTAGAACAAATGCGTCAAGAATCCCCATTATTAAATGATAATACCGACCACGATGCAGAATTAATTAATAATTTATACAAGGAAAAAATGTCAGTTTCTAATGCTCCAAAATCAGTTGAATCACCAAAAATCTTTTCAAATGAAATTAAAAGAAATGAGTCACAAAAAATATTACAAACACCTCCATCTAATCGTAATACAACTCAATCAAATAAGATGGCTCAAGAAATGGCTAAACAATTTAGTTCACAACAACCTATGAGCTATGGTGATAATCCTGCTGGAAATCCTGTTGGTAATTATAATGAAAGACAAAATAATTTTGGGGCATTAGACCAGGGTTTTATGTTACTTGGACCTAATTCTATGATTGATGCAAAATTTGACAAAGTTATGCCTAAAGAAACAAGAACAGCACTAACATCAGGTCAACTTTTACCACGTGAAGAAAATAAGGATTGGTTCCAAGTTCCCAATTCAAAATTTAATTTATTACAAGCAGTTGATTTAGAAGTTCCAGAAATTAAAATTGGTGTTGATACCGTTGGACAAAGTCGTAAAAATGCTACATATGATTTAAGAGCAGCACCACCTAATCCCAAATTTATAGTAAGTCCTTGGTCCAACTCTACAATTGAACCTGATTATAA